ATTTCTTAAATATAATTAACAAACTACATATATTTTGAAAAAATAATTAATATTTATAATCATGGAAGAAAAAAAAAGTTTTATTAGAAGAAGAAATTAATAAGATCACAGGATTAAGAAAACAATACACAGATCTTACAGAAATTGTTGGTAATGTAGAAATGCAAATTATGTCTTTAAAAATCCAAAAAGATAAAATAAAAGAAGATTTAAAAAATCTACAAAACCAAGAAGCAGTTTTAGCTAAAGAATTAGAGGAAAAGTATGGAAAAGGTTCCATTTCTTTAGAATCTAGAGAGTTTCTTCCAACAGAATAAACTTTTAAAAATAATTACCATATTTATCATAAAAACATTATAAAATGGCAGAAACTTTAATTTCCCCAGGGGTATTAGCAAGAGAAAACGATCAATCCCAAATTACATCGCAACCAGTACAAGCGGGTGCGGCTATTATAGGCCCTACAGTAAAAGGTAAGCCTTATATTCCCACATTAGTTACTAGTTATACTGAGTATTTAGCAACTTTTGGTAGTACTTTTATAAGTGCTTCAAATGAATATTCTTTTTTAACAAGCATTTCAGCTTACAATTACTTCCAAAATGGAGGTACTTCATTATTAGTAACTAGAGTAACTAGTGGTACATTTACACCAGCTACTTCTTCTAAAATACTTAATAGTGAAACAGTAACAGGAGGTATAGAAGCAACAGGAAGTGAAACATTAGCTGGTGTTTTTGTAGATGGTCATGAAGCTAGAATTGCTTATGATGGTACAACTTATAGATTCGTAGCATCTGCAAACCCAATTCCAGAAGATGATCAAGATGGTAACTTATATTTCTTTAGTACGGGTTCATCAGCAGCCATAGCAGCTAATAATTTAAAAAATGAAATTAATTCTGCTTTATCTGGGTCTGTAGCTTCTTCAAGTTTAGATTTATTAGTAGCAACAACATCATCTGCTACATTAATATTATCCGCTTCAGCAGTTGGAACAGCTTTTAATGGTATTACATTATCAACAGGTTCAGCTTCATCATTTGCTACTCAAATTACTTTAGGTGGTGGTGTTAATGGAGTTGGAAATTCAGATGCTTTTGTTTTAGAAACATTAGGAAAAGGAGCAATTTTAAACAGTTCAAGTTCATTAGGAACAAATGGTGATTTAGCTAGTGGTTCTTCTGATAATTTAAGATGGGAAATTGTTAATCCTAATACTTCTTCAGGTGTATTTAGTGTAGTATTAAGAAGAGGTGATGATGTAACAAAATCCAAATCAGTACTTGAAACATTTACTAATGTATCATTAGATCCAAAAGCTTCTAATTATGTAGCAAGAGTAATTGGGGATCAAGTACAAACTTTACAAGGTTCAGGTACTACAGATCCTTATCTACAAACTTCAGGAAATTATGTGAATGCTTCAAGATACGTAAGAGTAAAACAAGTAAACACACCAACCCCAGATTATTTAGATAACAATGGTCAACCTAAAGATCAATATACTTCGTCTATACCCGCAGCTCAATCTGGTGCTTTCGGAGATGGTGAAGGAAGCATTTTAACTGGAACTGGAAAATATTATGACGCTATAAGCAACACAGATACTCAAGGATTAGCAGCGACTGATTATACAGACGCAATTAACTTATTAGCAAATAAAGATGATTTTAAATATAATCAAGTATCAGTTCCTGGATTAATTTATGAAAATGCTACTCATGCAACTCAATTAAACACTTTAGTTTCTAACATAGAAGGTAGAGGAGATTCAATTATAGTAATGGATCTTAAAAATTATGGAGCTACAGTAGTAGGAGCTACAACAACAGCAGCAAGTTTAGATACTTCATATGCCGCTGCATATTGGCCTTGGGTTATGGTTACTGATCCTGATTCTCAACAATTAGTTTGGGTTCCAGCTTCAACAATGATTCCTGGAGTTTATTCATCAAATGATGCTTCAGCAGAAGCATGGTTTGCACCTGCAGGTATTAATAGAGGTGGTTTAGGAACAGTAAGACAAGCTGAAAGAAAATTAACTCAAGCAAATAGAGATACTTTATATGTAGGAAAAGTAAACCCAATCGCAACATTCCCAGGAAGAGGAGTTGTAGTATTTGGTCAGAAAACACTACAAACTAAAGCAAGTGCTTTGGATAGAGTAAATGTTAGAAGATTATTAATTGAACTTAAGTCGTTTATTTCACAAATTGCAGATACTTTAGTATTTGAACAAAACACTGCAGCTACAAGAAATAATTTCTTAACACAAGTAAATCCGTATTTGGAAAGTGTTCAACAAAGACAAGGTTTATTTGCTTTTAAAGTGGTAATGGATGGTTCAAACAACACATCAGATGTTATTGACAGAAATGAATTAATTGGTGCTATTTATATTCAACCTACCAAAACAGCAGAATTTATATACCTAGATTTCAACATTTTACCAACAGGAGCTACTTTCCCTGCATAAAAATTGAAAAGTTAGATATTTATAATAAAACGAAAATAAATTAAAAAAAAATGGCAGTATTAGATCCAAACGAAATATTTTTCACAGCCTTTGAGCCCAAAACAGCTAATAGATTTATCCTTTATATGGATGGGATACCTTCATATATAATCAAAGGAGTTAGTGGAATGGGATTTGCGCAAGATGAAATTGTATTAAACCACATAAACACTTATAGAAAAGTAAAAGGTAAACTAAGATGGAATGATTTAACATTACAATTATTTGATCCAATTACACCATCTGGAGCTCAATCTGTAATGGAGTGGACAAGATTACACCATGAATCAGTAACAGGTAGAGATGGTTATTCAGATTTCTATAAAAAAGACTTAACAATTGATGTATTAGGTCCTGTAGGTGATGTAGTTTCTGAGTGGGTCATCAAAGGAGCATTTATTAAAGACGCTTCATTTGGAGATTTCAACTGGGATGAAGATGCTACTGCTATGAATATCGACCTTA